CGCAGAGCTTCTCGACGATCTTGATGCACGACCTGCAAACAAAGTGGGAGAGCGAGTGCTTAGCGACAACCCTAAGAAACGTGGTACTTGGCAAATAATTGCCCAAGAAATATCTCTTGCTGCCACGCACAATCCGATGCTCGGACACATGGCAAAACTTTGCGGAGATCTTCTCAAAGTTGGGGAGCTTATGCGCGATCCGTCATCTGGTTCGGTCAGAGCTGCTGCGTTTCAACGTTATACAGATGTCAGGCAAGACATCGCAGACGAGGCTAAAAAGCTTATGCTCGAAGCTTCGTCATCTAAGGGTCTGGAACAACTTCAAAAATCCGTTGCTCTGACTGGAACTTACCAGTCGTTGATCGGAGACTTGGCTGGTTGTCAGACAGAAGAAGAGTTAACTCTTCTGAAAGATAAGATCGACACTGAAACATCTATCTACAAACATCGTGCGAAACATCTTTCAAAGCTTCTTCAGAAAGTTGAGGAACGAATGGCTTTATCTGACGCTATCGCCGTCGCTGCTGATGCTCTTCAGGAAACCATCGACGAAAACAAATCGATCGAAGTAGATTTCTGAGTCGACTTAGCTAAGTCGGACTAAGCTCACCTGAAACTTACAACCTTTCATCAATCAAATGAACAACACTTTGTTTACCAACTTCCAAAGCTTCCGGGCTTCTCTCAACGGATCGTTCCTCGACAGAGAAGATGTTATCGACGGTCTGCTTACTAGCTTAATAACTAAGCAGAACGCATTCTTGTTCGGTCCTCCAGGCACAGGTAAGTCAGAACTTGTTCGTGCAATTACGGGTGGTTTTGATGGCTCAAAGTATTTCGGATATTTGCTGAGTCCAACCACAGATCCCTCTGAGCTATACGGCCCTGTGGCTGTAAGCAAACTTCTCAAGGACGAGTACACCCGCGATGTGTCTGGTTATCTTCCGGACTGCAACGTTGCTTTTCTTGATGAGTTGTTCAGGGGTTCCTCGGCTGTCCTAAATTCTTTGCTGCAGATCCTCAACGAGAGGACATTCAACAACGGCAAAGAAGCTATCGACACTGAGATCCAATCGATTGTCGCTGCTACAAACTCGTTCCCGACTGAAGAAGCACTTCAAGCTTTTTGTGATCGCTTCTTGTTCAGACCGACAATCACCGGGCTGAAGTCACCTGCGCACAAACGTACTCTCATGCGCTGGGCTGTGGCGCAAGACAGTGAAAACAGTCGACCCGCAGTTCAATCGTCTTTGACCTACAAAGATCTGGTCGAGCTTCAAAAACAGGCTGCGAAAACAACTGTTCCTGATGCTTTCATCGATCAGTTTGCAGAGATTCTTGACATGCTTGAGTCGCGTGGAATCTCAGTATCCGATCGACGACGAGTTCAGATTCTTTCATTCATGAAGGGATGGGCAGTCGTTCAGGGTGAAACGGAAGTCCACGCTGCGATGCTTCATCAAACTTTGAAGCATATTATTTACACCAATCCAGATGAGATTGAGGATATCAACGAGGTTGTTAAGCACGTTGTCCCAACCGCAGAAGAGTTTATGGCTGGTGTCAAAAGAGCTGCGCAAAACACCATGCGTAGATTTGAATCGACCAGGCAATCGATCAATGACAAGACCGCCAGCGTTGGTGATTTAAACCGAGCAGTCACTGAGTTCGGAGACATGCTTCGCGAGTTGAAAGTGCTTAACCAAAAAGCAGAAGAGGAATTAGACAACGGAAACCTTAAATTCACCGCAGCTGCACGACTTAAGTTCACCAAGATCATTCGTGAACTTGATGTAAACATCAACACGATTACTACAACTATCTCACGTTTCAAAAACGATTGAACATGCAAAACGAAACTATTCGCCTCAACACTGAGCCCCCTCTTGTTCTGAAAGTCGGGGCCATGACTGATTTTCTTTGGCCTTCTTTTGTTCGTGAGATGAAACCTCGCGTTACATATTTAGCTGATCGGTTTGACATCAGACGTCTTTCACGTTTTGGAAAAGAGCTGTTTGAGTTCCTTTATATGGGTGGAGATGTTGATCCTGTTGTCAGTCTCGATGCGGTAGAAGAATACTTCCGCGCTAAACAAGACGGACAGAACGTCGAATACCCACGCGGTTACAAGCCTGAAAATGCATTGTGGCATCTGATTCTGGAAGATGTCATGAACAGTCCTGTGTATCACGTAATGCAACGACACTGTCTTGGTGATCACTTCAACTCAGGAAACAACGCAATCAACATATTGAATGAACTTGGTCAAGTAATTGAAAAGATGCTTGGCGAAGACACAGCTCTTACAGATGCTTTGGCCGAAAAAGAAGAGCAGCTTGAACAGATTCGCTCTCAATTCGTTGATGCAATGCAACAAGGTGACAGCAAATCTGCAGCAGAGTTGAGAGCTAAAGGCAAGCAAATCGGTGAGGAGATGGAGGAGATCCTGAACGCTCTCCATAAAGGCAAGCAGGCAAGTATCCAGAAAGGCATTGAGAAAGCCCACGAAGATGCTGTTGACCAGCAAAATGCGATGTCGAAGCTGGCAGGTAGTGGTGACGGTTTCGGTCACAAACTCGACAACATCGACGACAAGATAAAACTCGCTAAGAAACTTCAAAACAGCAGGTTTTTAAAGCTGTTTATCGACCGTCTTGGTGCATTCAAAGCTGCATGGACTCAACGCAAAAGGGAAAGAACAGTCAAGTCCAATTACTCAAACATCGTCGGGGCTGAGCTTTCCAACAACATCACCAAAACGTTCCCATCAGAACTGGCGCTTGCTGCTACGCGGGAAGGCAAAGCTCTTTTTGCCCTGAAATATGCACAGAAAACAATGCTGTGCAAAGATTTCGAAGCTCAGAGTAAGAACGTCCAACAGGGACCTGTGGTCATGTACGTGGACGTGAGCGGGTCGATGCACGGTGATGATGAGCTGTGGTCTAAAGCTCTGACTTATTGCGTAGTTGAAGAATGCACTAACAACAACCGTCCGGTTTATGTGCGTCTATTTAACAGCACCATCGCAGACACAATCGACATCAAACCAAACACGAAAGACAGTGATGACATGTTGAAATTTATTATGAAGTGGGGCACCTCCGGTGGTACTTCTTTCAATCGCGTGATGGTTGATGCTCGTCACATGAAATCAGAAATGTCTAAAGCTGACATTCTCATCATCACTGATGGTGAGTGTGAGGTTGAAGACCGCCACGTACGTGAGTTCAACAAGTTCAAAACCACCAATAAGATCGATGTTCGTGGGTTCTGTATCGGAAAGAAATCAGAATCGATGGAAAAGTTCTGTGATGAAGTCGTTCTTGTAAATACTTCTAACGACTCAGAGATGTCTGATGTATTCCAGAAAGCAATCGGATGAAAAGATGTATGCTTTAAATAGTTCTCACTTTCTAAAAGTGAATAGTCTTACAAAAAACTACCAGTGGATAAACGAACTTGGTAACAAGTATGGAGACTATGCGAGAGATAGTGAACTAAAAGGTTGGCTGACTATATGTTTGCTTAGTGAAGAGTTCGATGTAATGAGTATGTCCTTCGAAAGTTTTATCGTCACCTATGTTTCATCGTCTGAACTATTTAATGTTATTAATCTAAGAACAGAGGACGCTGTAGATAAAGAGAAGACAATACTGATTGATAAACACATTATTAAAAATTTTGGAGTGTCTAATCTCAAGGAACTACGTCAAAGCACTCTGTGCTCTACATGCGATATATGCACATTGATAGACGATATTGAGAGTGACATACGCGGTAGTTTTATTGTTGACGGAATGTTGAAGGACCGTAAGCTGACCAGCAGTTGAACTTTTTTTCAATGAATGTCCAATTCAATCTGAATGGAATCAGTTTGAAGCAATCTGAAGCTGAGACACTCCTTGCCACAGCGGGTGCTCCTTCGATTCAACTTGACATCAGCAAGTACTTAAGCAAGGGACAAGTAAGTGTCAAAAAGCTATTTGACCTTAGCATCGAAAAGCAACGTCCTGAACTAGCAGCCCTCGCAGCAAAGCTTGCTATTCAAGCTCCAGCACATCAACAGCAACAACCAGAACCGAAAGAACGGCAGCGTAGGAAAGGAATCCGACGCTTGCACGAAGTCGAAGCATCTGACGCCCCTGCCATTGAGTGTCTCGAATACCTTCTCACTCACAAGAAGCTGGGGTCAATTGGAGCAGCAATGATCATCGAAACAGTTGGTGTGGGTCGACCCACGACGCTTCGTGACATTGCAGTCATGCAAGTCAACAAAGCATGGAACAAGGGAATCACTGAACACTCGACGATCTTCAGAGGTTTCGAAGACGACGGTAAGTCTTTTATCCCCATCGTTACCCGAGCAGAGAAAGGAGGCATTACTTTCCACGCTTCACCTCTTTACAACTCTCTGCGAGATGGTCTGAAGTATCTCGTCAAGAACGGCTTGGCTGAAGCTACGGCAAAGACGACCTGGGGCTCAGATGATAAAGAGCTTACGGATAACGAGAAACAACTCTGTCGAACGGTGTATGAAGTGAAGCTCAGCAACAAAGGCAAGGAGCTTCATGAGATCTGGGGAGACGCTGAAAAGTTTATTTACTCTTACTGGGAAGAGCGGGTGGTCTGAAGAAAGCGGACTAACATTCAGGGGCTGCGACGGAAGCAGCCCTTTTTTAATGCCATGCAACTTCGCTACATCACCACGCGGGACCAGCTCGAAGAAGCCTTTACTGAGCTGTGGACAATTCCCAAACTTTGCTTGGACACGGAAACGACAGGATTAGACGCGAGAGTTTGTGACATTCGTCTTCTGCAGCTCTGTACTACCCAGGCAGATATAGAAGACCGTGTGGTTTATGTTATTGATTTATTTAAATGTAAAGACATTGACGGCTTGAAAGCGTTGATCGAATCACGCGAAATGATTCTCGGTCACAACCTGAACTTTGATCTTCAGTTCTTACTTCAATTAGGTATCGACTTCAAACACAAAATATTTGACACATTTATAGCTGAACGTTGTTTAGTAGCTGGTTCCAAAGAAAGGAAAGTGTCTCCGAAAACTGAAAAGGTTTTTTTCGGGGAAATCAGCTGTTCCCTCAAGGCAGTTGTTGATAGGAGATTGAATTTAGAAATCTCAAAAGAACAACAAGTTTCGGACTGGAGCAAGCTTGACTTAGATATCGAACAGATCGAATACGCAGCAAAGGACGTAGATATCCTCCCACAGGTTGCGAAGATTCAATTAGCTGAACTGGCTTCTGAAAACCTAGTTGAGGTCTACAGTTTAGAGAGTAAAGTCATACGACCAGTGGCGTTAATGTGTCACTATGGTTTTGGTGTAGATGTCAGTAAAGTAAGAGAACTAAAAGCCAAGAAGCAGCAAGAACTTGACAGAGCGACTAAATTGTTCTGTGAGTCTCTTGATAATCGACTTCCTGATGGATTCAAATTACCGAGACAGGATGACGGATCTATCGCCGTGGGAAAGAACGCTAAAAAGGAATTTAATCCTGGATCAAATATTCAATGCGTCAAATACTTCAACCAAATCGGCACTGCTTTACCAATTGATGATCGAACAGGAAAACAGACACTGTCGCAGGTAGCTCTTTCAGAGTTTGACAGCGAAGATATTACGCTCAATCTCCTTAGAAAGAGAACAAAAATTGAGACAGCCTTAGCTCACGTTGAAAAAATTCTTGACAACATAAACCCCATATCAAACCGAATGCACAGTGGGTACAACACCTACGGAGCAAACAGCGGAAGATTTACAAGCTCAGGATCTAAAAGAGTAACTGGCAAAAAGAAAAAGGAAACTTGGGGCATCAACATTCAACAAGTTCCGAGAGATAAAGAATTCAGAGAGTGCTTTATACCATCGCCTGGTTACAAATTTATAATCGCTGACTACTCACAGATCGAATTACGGCTGGCAGCAGAGCTTGTAAACATTCCCCAAATGATCAAAGCGTTTAACGAAGGGTTAGATTTGCACAGTCTTACAGCGAGTCTCATCTACCATGTTGAGATTGACAAAGTTGAAAAGCAGCAACGTCAAATGGGCAAGACTTTGAACTTTGCATTGTTGTATGGCATGGGATTCAGAAAATACAAAACATATAGTGCTCAGTCAGGAAATATAATCACCCTGAGTGAAGCAAAGACTGCTCACGCTGGTTTCCACAGGGCATATCCTCGACTAAGGGAGTGGCACAGAGAACGGAGTGCCATGGTGGATGACGGTTGGACATATGTAAGGACTCCCATCGGTCGCAGAAGGCTGTTGAGTTACGACGATGCAACAATGAGTGCGTGTGCAAACACCTTGATACAAGGTGCTGGTGCAGATATTTTAAAGATAGCAATTGCAAATCTAGGTAAGCATGTGAATCAAAAGTTTAGACCTATAGCTACAGTTCACGATGAACTAATCTTCGAGGCACTGGAAGAGAAAGCAGAAGAGTATAAGGTGATACTGGAGACAGAAATGAAAGAGGCTGCTTTGTCGGTTCTCCGTAAGGTCCCAGTAAAATGCGATGCTAACGTTGCCGAATCCTGGGCCGAAAAGTAATGCTGACTGTATGGCTGCCTGAATCCAAGGGCAAAGAGGTGTTCACCGCTAAAACAGACAGCGGTTATGTGGGTTGCGTACAAACCAACGAGTGTTTCTTGATGACAACCAAATTTTTTGACAAACCATTAGAAGCAGCGAATGCTGCACGAAAATTGAAAAAACAAATGAAAGAAAAAGGTTCTTTAACAGCTACAGTACAAGTAAAAACTGTAAAAGATAAGACAAAATTAAAATCACATGTAAAGTTAACAGGTCGTTTGTACACCCAGTACGACACAGAAGCTATGCCTTTGCTTAGTTTCCAGGAAATTTGGGTTCTTACGCATCCGAAAGGATATGTATACGACTGTCTAAATCAAAAAAAGAAACAACTTGTTGCTTTCACATCTGACAGGGAAAAAGCTAAGCGTTTTAAAAGTCACGAGGAGGCATGTAGGATTATGCGTACGCTCAAAGGAGTAGTTGGTCCAGGGTTTAACCTCACACGTTTTTATATCAAACTAGATGGTGATTAGAATTATTGAGTGTAAAAAAACAGCTGGGTTTAGGTTCGATGAAATTTGCGCCAGGTACACCTAGATCTGTAGCCGAAGCTGCATTAATTAGAGCTGGATATCCTGCGCCAAGAAGACCAGGACCGAAAAGTTTTGTTATGGACACCACGGGGGTTGACCCTCGTTCTTATGATGCTTTTCCTCGTGCTACCGACTATGCACCTGGTGTGTCTGTTCCGGTAAGAGCAAGCGAACCGATTTTTCCAGGGGCCACCACAACTGCACCTGGTGTGTCTGCGCCTAAGAAGAACAACTTTGGCACGAGGATCGATCTACCTGCCGGGACGATAGTAACCCAAGAATTTTTAGACAGTGATCGAGATGGTGTTGATGATCGATATCAAACTGGTCCTGGTATGCCTGATTCGCGTGGTGTAAAACCACCAGGAAAAACTATAATTGACAAAGGTACGAGTAACAGCCAACCCATGTCTTCCTCATATCGGTCAGTAAAAGATAGTGGGTTTGATCCGGCAGCTTACGGTAACCCAGATATTGGCCTGAAAGATGTCTACGAACTGCGCAAACGCGGTTTTAATCGGAAAGAAATTCAAGATTACGTTGATTATAAGAAAAAAGGAGGGATGAATATCGGTGCGAGAGTCCAGGGCGGCTTATCGCTGATGGGCACTAAAGGCGATAAGAAAGGATCGATCGCTGACTCAGGGTACAGTTATAAAGATTTTGGTGACGGCAAGGGCGTTGGCTTCCACGACCTCGTGGAACTCACCGGACGAGGCTACGGAAAACAACAAATCGCAGATTATATTGAGGGGCAGCGAAAACAAGGCACCGCTATCGGCGGAGCAGTTGCCGACTTGATGGGTTTGGTGGGACCAGTCGGGGGAAGAGAAAAACCTAAACCCACTCCTACTCCTACTCCTACTCCCACCCCAGCTCCCACTAAAATTGTAAACAAGGAAGTCTCGTCCGGGAATAAAGGACAAGGTGCTGGAAGCACAGTTGATAACAGGATCAACATAAAAGCCGCTCCTGCGATGAAAGCACCTGCTGCAGCCCCAATGGCAGGCGCAAAGTTTGGCTTAGCTCCCACAGAAGTGGTTGAGCAAACTCGCGGTCGTGGCTATGGGTTGACATATAGCCCTCAACAAAGAGACGCACAGACAGTTAAATACGGTGGCGGTCCTCAGAACGTCATCAACTTCAACCCAAATATGGTCCAACAGGCCAACCCCAACATTAACGTTGCGGGTTCTAAGGCTGTCAACAAACCGATCACGACAAATACAAACGTTACCGAAAGTGGTAAAGGTGGTATCAGAGGACCGATTGGAGGTGGTGACCCACAAACTGGCGGCGGCGGTGGCCGACCTGGCGGCGGTGGCGGCCTACCTGACATCACAATACCCGTGCGGCCTGGAAAACCTGGCGGCGGTAGAATCCCCAGCGGGGGTAGCAGCCCTGGTTCATCCAAGCCTATCAAGCCTTCTAGCCCTGGCGGCGGTAAAAACTACCGAAGGAAGATGGACCGCTACATGCGGAAGTTTGACCGTACTGCAGACGGAGCCGGTTCCAAGAGAGGGGTTGATCGTTTCAGTGCTAAGGACATCCGCACGATGTTTAAGGCTGGTCGGAAAAGGGGCGGCAGCAAAAAGCAAGTCGCAAGAGACGTTCTTGCTTACGCACGTCGCAACCGTAATAAGACCAAGATGGGTGGTTCAGCCAAGAAACAGCTTGATAAGCTGCAGAAGATGCTGGGCGCGAGGAGGAAAGAAGAGAAGAAACGTAAGTCAATGACCGCTAAGCAACAGCGGAAATTAGACCGGAAGCAACGCAAGCGGGCGAAGAAGAAGGTCCGGAAGTACCTGAAGCGTCGTCGCAACAAGCGTCGGAATAAGAGGAACCGCTGAACGAGGTAAAAGATTATGAAAAACTTTTTAGCTGAGCTTAAGTTCTGGATTAATCTTTACCGCGTAGTTAAGCGAATGGATGCTGAGGAGAAAGCGAATCTCCTCAGTTTTCCATCAAACGATGTTTACTGAGAACTATCAAGTCTCATTCACTCGTTCAAACAAAACAATAAAGCTTGCTGTCACAGCTCAGGATGTTGCCCACGCGCAGGCGCAAGCTTTAGACATAACCAGGAGTCTCGAAGCTGACAAGTTCGAGCTGGGTTATGGTGCTTGTAAAAACAATCAGTTAAGTAACCTTTACAAAAAACTAGCGTACAACGACTTCAGTCACGATCATTGTTACGAATGGGAGGGTTCTTTAACTAATAGTGTGCCTTCTGTATACGCATTTGGAAGAAGGTATTATGTAAGACCTTTGATACTAGGTTATTTAGATATTCAAAAAGATCAAATAGTAAAAAACACATGCGGTAATACAAAGTGCATCAACCCATACCATAATCATTACATGCATTTCAAAAACTCAAAACTTGGTGGCGGGGACATGCAGATCGCCCTAGCATTTCGAAGCCAAGGCGTATCTGTTCCGCAGATCGCCAAGGTGCTTAAAGTCCACCGCTCAACGATTTACAGAGCCCTAAAAAATGAACGTCTTCTTATTGGGGATAAGGGTCACCGACAAGGCGATCCTTGAAGACGGCAAAGCCAACGTTATCGCGGAAGCTCTGCCATCTTCGAACAAACGTGTCTCAACTAAAGTCCAACTAATTCAAAAAGCTGACCACTATGTAGGTAAGCTTCTTCAAGACCTTCAAGAAAAGCAAGAAGTTCTTGCACTGGGTCCTGTAAAACCCACGCCGGATGGTGTGTTGGTGATGCAGCCCATGCTTGTTATCAGTAAAGAAAACTTCTCTGACCTTCTCGCCGTCAATGCCTTCATGGCATGCGGTGGTCTCGGACCTAAGTCTCAAGAGAATGAAGTAGGAGAATCGACAGTCACCAATCGCTCAATTGCGTGGCAGGTTCCAGGTGAAACTGAAACGAATTGGTTCAAACTCACAGCGTGGAATGAACTCTCGACTCAATTAGCCGAACTTCCCAACGGCACGCCAACTATTGCGGTGGGTCGTGTAAGCACGAGCGAAAAAGAGAACAAGCAGTACCTGAACTACCAGGCTGACCAAATTCTTTACCTGCCCAAGGGCACGAAGTCCGCGCCCAAGAAGGCTGCCGATCCTGAGAAAGGTCAAGTGGCAGCAGCGGCTCTCGGTTCAATCGACTTTAATCTCTGATCATGGTATTCATCGCAGGCAAGTTTGCGGCAGATGAAATTCTCTGCCAAGTCCCTCCGCACACTCTCCGAATCGATCTGCAACAACGCAGGTGGAAGAGTGATAACGATCCCGATCAAGCCATCACGGACTCGAACGACAATGGGATCCCTATCGAGTTTATTCTCCTCGGGTTTACTCCCTTCTACGGAAACCTTGGAATGCGTTCCCACGAGGAGTTTATTCGGATTGCATACATTGGTGTTTCTCCTTCGCACCGTCTGCTTCCTCCTCGATGTGTTTCAACTAGCGTTATATCCGGTAAGAGTAGTCAAAAGAATTTCATCTCATATTTCCAGACGCTTTACAACAACCGTATCAACGTTGCGGAAGTTGTGACTGCAACTAAGTTCGTGCAACGTAGCTTTACTCAAACCGATCCTGTGTCGGGGGCTGACGTCGGTAAGGTAAATTACAATGTCCTAGAGTTTTCTGATCGTCCGGTCAACGGCGACGATGAAGAAAATCTTGTTAAAGACATTTCGACTTGGCTTACCGGAGACGGAGGAGAGCTGGTTTCAGCTTCACTTCGTAGTCATATCTCCGGTGCGAATCTGGTTGAGCTACCTCTCGGAACAGACCACGAGGAAATTAAAAATGCTTTTAACGAAGCTCATCCAAAACTGGAAGGTTCTAAGGCGCAAGGTCTTAGCGCTCTTCCTGCTGGAGCGGGCGAACCTAAAGCGGCTCCTCCAGAACCTAAGTCAGACAAACCTAAGGAATTGACTAAGGAGCAGAAGGAGGCGCTCAAAGCAGCAGGTTTGGAAGTATGATCTGACCGGGCGTCGGCCCTTCTGATGCATGGGGTTTTGAGACGGGTGTTGACGCACCCGTCTTTTTATTTGCCTAAAAGTTTTGCTATTGACGGAAGAGGAAAACCCTCGGAAGATACATACCTAGCAAGCTCTTTGAACAGTTGCTTCTGCACTAAATAATTTGCGTGGAGGAGATCTATAATTTCATGTAACTCATCTACGTCTCTCAGCTGTCTTGTTTTATTCATGAATTTATGGTGGTAGAACTCTGATTCCACGGCCATATAATCTCTTAAGCGACCGACAAGATCTTCAGATTCCATGAGCTTTTATCAGGTCCCTCAACAGATTTTAAACCCGGTCTTCGATCTTAAAATCTTAAGCGGAAAAATTGTATTACCGACTGACCTCGAACAAGGTCTTGCTAAGCAGTTGATTTGTGCGGGTTACGACGATCTCGTGAGCGCAGACGATTACTCCAACCACATCGATAGATCTTGGTGGCAAAGTCTTCCTCCTTTTGACTGGACAATCGCCATCACACAAGGCATGGGTGAGTCCATCGACTGGATTCTTGAGCCGGGCTACGAGCTTTCAAAAAAGGGTTTAATCGTTCTCGACAGGATTACTTTCCTGGAACCAACAAGGAAAAGGTTTAACTTTCTTCAGAAACGACCTTTAAGCAACCTAGTAATTTTAAACCCAAGACCTGAATTTCGTGCGGACCAGAGAAAGTCAAAAGACTCTGTAACTTCTGCGTGGTTTGTATACAACAAAGAAAGTTCGGCTTCGAAAGATACAAATATAAACTTCGATGTAAACTGGCAGCGACCGCAACCTTTTTCTGAAAGTGAAAGGACGCCTACAACTTCTGCTAACGCAGTACATTGAAGAGCAGCAGAAAACTAATAAAGCACTTGAACGAATTGCTGCGCTTCTAATTAGCAACCAGCTTCTTCAAGAATGTATCGACCACGCTGGCAAACCTCGTGAAGCCGATGTCGTCGCTGAGTTGGTGGCAGATTCTTATTCTGCTGGTCTTTGTTTACTCAACGAGTTAGAGCAGAGAAACAAAGAATATGACTACCAAAAATCAGAGTTCTTTGTTGACGAAGAAACAGGCGTAAGCAAGAACGACTCACTCGAATCATTCTGAAGCATGTCAGACACTAG